GTCAATACGAACAAAAGACGAAATATTCTTAGACTACAATCCAACTGCAGAATTTTGGGTACAAACAGAACTTGAAGGACAGGAAGATGCAGAAAAGATAATCTTAACATACAAAGACAACGAAGCACTTGACGTAGGAATAGTTGACCAAATAGAAAAGAACATAAAGAAAGCAGAAACTTCTAACTATTGGAAATCGTGGGTAGATGTTTATGTAAACGGTCTTATGGGAAAACTTGAAGGCATCGTCTTTAGCAATTGGAAGCAAATAGACACAATACCGAAAGAGGCAAGACTTGTAGGCATAGGACTTGATTTTGGATATACTAATGATCCAACAAGCTGCATAGAAATCTACAAGCATAACGATAAACGAATCCTAAACGAAATAGTCTACCAAACAGGTCTGCTTAATTCTGACATATCAAAGAAACTACCAAAAGACGTACCTGTATACGCAGATAGTGCAGAACCTAAAAGTATTCGTACAATACAACTTGCAGGAATCACGATTAAAGGCGTAACAAAAGGACGTGACAGTATTAACTACGGAATTGATGTAATGCAACGTGAAGAATATTTAGTAACGTCTAATAGCACAAACCTAATTAAAGAACTTAGGTCTTACTGTTGGGATACTGACAAGACAGGTAAACGACTAAACAAACCCATAGACAACTACAACCACGCAATAGATGCGGTGCGTTATCACGAAATGGAAACGTTAGGTATGAACAAGAATTACGGGAGTTATAATGTTCTGTAAAGTACAAAAACACGAAAATTAAGTTATTACTATATGAAGTTAGACATAACACTTCCTACAAGCTTATCTGAAATACCATTATCCAGGTATCAAGAATTTATATCTATGAAAGACAAAAGCAATGATGAAGAATTTATTGCGCAGAAAATGATACAAATATTTTGCGGTATTAAGTTAGGCGAAGTAGCTAAAATAAAGATGAAGCACTTGAACGAATTGATCGCACACTTTACAAAGGTGTTTAGTGAAAAACCTAAGTTAGTGCATAGATTTAAAATTAGAGATTTAGAGTTTGGCTTTATACCAAGATTCGATGACATAAGCTTTGGTGAGTATGTAGACTTAGAGAACTACTTAAAAGATTGGAAGACGTACCACAAAGCGTTAAGCGTAATGTACAGACCTATCAAGACAAGCTACAAAGACAAGTACGAAATAGTTGACTACGAACCAAACGAAGGTATGCAAGACTTAATGAAGTATGCACCTTTAGACGTAGCTATAAGCAGCAGTTTTTTTTTGTCGAATTTAGGCGTAGAATTACTGAAAGCTACGCAGACTTATTTGAAGAAAGAACTGAAGAAGATGACGAAGGATTTAACCAATTCTCAGAAAGACATCAATTCGCAAAAAATTGGGGTTGGTATACAAGCATCTATGGACTCTCTGACGGAGACCTTACAAAGTTTGACGAAGTTACAAGCTACCGACTTACTAAATGTCTTACCTATCTTAGCTTCAAAAAGCAGAAACACGAAATCGAAGCAAGAGAACTTAAACAACAAATGAAACGATAATGGATTATTTTGACATAATAGACAAATTAAAAGCACACTTTGACGGAGACGTTTTAGTAAACACAGTAACACAAGGCAACCTGTTTGACATAGACTTAAGCAAACAAACAATATTTCCGCTTGTGCATATTATTGTTAACACGGCTTCGCTTGAATCTAACGTAGTGCGCTATAACATAAGCATCCTGGCAATGGATATTGTAGACATAACAAAAGACGAAACAGTAAGCGAATTTGACGGCAATGACAACGAACTATATGTATTGAATACGCAGCTGCAAGTCTTAACACGATGCTACGAACTTTTGCTAAGAGGCAACTTATGGGATGATAAATTCCAAATAGACGGCAATCCTACTTGTGAACCTTTTGTAGATAGATTCGAAAATAAGTTAGCAGGATGGACTATCACAATGGATGTATTAATTGAAAATTCGATGACTATTTGCTAATGTCACAGTTTAAAAACATACAAGCATTATTAGACGACTTTAAAGACAACGTAATTCGTGAAGCTAAAAGCAACTTAAAAACGAAAGGCAATCTAAACAACAGTCTAAAAGGTTATGTCAAAGAATCAAAGAACAGTATTCAGATAAGCTTCGAAATGGAAAGCTACGGTGCTTTTGTTGATCAAGGTGTCAAAGGTGACAAGTCAAGCAACAAAGGAAACAGACAAAGCGAATCACCATATAAGTTTGGTACGAATAGCAGTCTTATAGGAAAAGCGAAAGGCGGTATGTCGGGTATTATGACTAAGTGGGTAAAGCAAAAAGGTTTCCAATGGAAAGACAAGAAGACAGGAAGGTTTATGTCTTATAAGTCTATGGGTTATATTATAGCACGAAGCATATATAGCAAAGGTCTAAAGCCAAGCTTATTCTTTACTAAGCCATTTGAAAAATACTATAACAAACTACCCGACGAACTTATGGAAATGTTCGGCTTTGATATAGAAAAACTATTCGACCAAATAACGAAATCAAACTTTAAGAAATGAGCATTAATTTATCACGTTCACCGTACATAATAGAAATTGCAGAAACAGGACAAACAGGTTCTAAGATAGAGTTGTTTTTGTGGAATACAGGAAGTCAACCTGCATCACCACAATACACACTAAGCAAAAAGATTCCTGCTTCTAACAACATAAAAACGTATTATAATATTTCACCATACACACAAGAGTATTACAACTTCACAACGTTTCAAAACATATACAACACTTATGACACGGCAATAAATACTGACTATGTTGTACAGTATGCAGTAAAGAAATACAAAGACGTAAGTGGAACGTTTACTTTGCTAAGTACAGAAACAGGTGAATTTATGAATGGATTTGGTTACTATATGCAAGGCGCTAACCCATTAAATTTTATAACCGTTGGACTTGACGAAGGTACATACTTTTACAACTATGATTCTGCTTTACCAACTGACCAAGCTAATTCAATGGCAGGAAGTTTAGATGTGTTCTTTTCTGACAGTAATTTTTTTATACGGTACACGAATTTAAGAACAAACGTACAAACGGATATACCTTATAGCACATTAGGTTTGAGAACATTTCCAAGAGTACATCTTTCTAACTTAGCAGACGGTAACAAAGTAGAGTTGTTGCGTGGTGCTTCCGTAAGATGGACTGCAACGTTTAAGGCACAATGTGAACCTAAATACTTTCCTGTGCAAGTTGACTTTATAAACAAGTACGGTTCTTGGGCAAGAATATTCTTTCAGAAAGCTAAGAAGCGAAACATCAACGTAAAGACGGACAACTACAAAATTAATCCTGCAACAATACCATACAGTCAAACTGCACAAGGTCAAGTAAAAGAGTTTAACACTACAGGCAAAGAAACAATCAAGCTAAACACAGGATGGGTAAACGACAACTACGCAGAATATTTGCAGCAGCTTCTACTAAGCGAAAAAGTCACTTTGCTTGATTACGAAACAGACACGCAGTACACACCTGTAAACGTAAAAACAAAAAGCTTAGAAAAACAGACAGGTCTAAATAACGGAATGATGAACTATAGCTTAGACTTTGAATTTGCTTTTGATATGATCAACAACGTAGTATAATGAGAACAGTACAAGTTTACATAGAAGGACAACGCTTAGACTTATTTGATGACGAACAAATAAACGTTACAAGCACACAACAAAACGTTCAAGACATAAGCAAAGTTTTTACAGACTTCTCACAAAGTTTTTCGGTGGCGGCGACTCCTAATAACAACGAAATATTCCACCACTTCTACGAAAACGACATAGGAGACTTTAACGACGTAAACACGTTATTCGATTTTAACATACGAAGAAACGCAAACATAGAAATAGACTACACGCCTTTTAGAACAGGTAAAATAAGTTTAGAAAAAGCGGAAGTAAAAAACAACCAAGCTTATAGCTATCAAATTACTTTTTATGGTGACGTTGTAAGCATTAAAGATAAATTTAGCAATGACAAGCTTGTAGATTTAACATACTTAAATTTATTGTCACACGCATACAATGCAACTGAAATAAAAAACAGAATAATAGACGGTGCAACAGACTACAAAGTAAGATACCCACTTATTTTTAGTAGAGACATAACCTATGGTGGTGGTGGTAGCACAGATATAAACCCAAGCACAGGAACAGGTGCAGTTAAGTTTGACGAACTATTTCCTGCTATACAATTAAGTCAAATGATAGCAGCTATTGGCACAAAGTATAGTATAGCTTTTACAGGTACTTTCTTAAGTACAAAAAGATTTAAAAACGCATACTTGCTTTGTCAGAATGCAGACACTTTTACTTTTTTAACTGCTTCAGAAACTTTAAACATAACTGCTATAAATTATGCAACAGGTGAAAACACGAATCCTGCAAGTACATATTTTAGTATAGCAAACGACACTTTAACTTATGGACACGAATCACCTGCAAGTATGTTTCCAAGTACAACTGCTACAAGCTTACCCATTATAAGCGTAAAGCATAATGTAAGCATAAATGTAACTAACACAAGTAATACAAATACATACTACATTGATGTTTTTCTAAACAACCAACTTGTACAAACATTAGAAGGTTCAAGCACAGGAACTATACCTGTAACTACAGACCTAAATAATGAAATATTAAACAAACAATACACATTTAAAGTTAAGGCGACAGATGCAGTCAATATAGATTTTACAATACAATACAACCAAGAAATAGTAGTAGACGTAGGTATAGGTGTACCTGCATCTATTTTTAACATATATACGGCAACTGCTAATAACATTGCTTTAGTTGCAGACTTAAGCGTAGTAAATTATTTACCCGATATGACGGTAGAAAACTTTTTTAAAGGCATCTTAAAAATGTTTAATTTAACTTGCTATGCAACTGCTACAGATATTTATCAACTTGAACCTTTAGACGATTGGTTTGCAAAAGGTGCAGTAGTAGACATAACTGAACACACCGATATAGAAAGCATAAACATAGACAGAGTAAAGCTTTACAAAAACATAGAATTTAAGTACGAAGAAAGCGAAAGCGGTACAAACACAATATTTAGAAATCTTACAAGTAGAAGCTACGGAAACACAAGCGTAAGTTTTGACTATGACGGTGGTGACTTTAAAGTAGAACTACCTTTTGAAAACTTAATGATGCAGAAGTTTGTAGGTACTAATTTACAAATAGGCGAAACACTAAATACAGACGGTAACAAGTACACGCCTAAACCTGTTATATTATATCAATACGACAATCTTACAACGTCTTTTGAATTTACAGACAATACTACACCCGAAACACTAACATCTTACGCACCTTTCGGTCAAGACTTGCTAGACACAAACATAAACTACACGTTAAACTTTAACGCAGACATAAGCACGTTATTAGATGCAACAATACCTAACACTTTGTTTAGTGTTTATTATTCTCCTTACTTAAGCAATCTTTACAATTTAAAGAATAGAGA